CATCTGGATTTGTTGATCATCGACTATCTGCAGATCATGGAGACGGCGCGGCATATCGACAACGAGCATCTGCGCATCAGTACCATTACGCGGCAGGTAAAGACCATGGCGCGGGAGCTGGATATCCCGATCATCATGCTCAGCCAGTTCAAACGGCTCCCGCCGGGGCAGCGGCCCACGCTGAGCGACCTGAAGGAATCCGGCAGCATCGAGAATGACAGCGACAACGTTATCCTGCTGTACAAGCCGCAGGGGCCGGACGATGAGAACATTCCCTCGCCCTATGTCGGATGGTACGAGGCGGCAGAAGCCCGGGAACAGAGGTTTTTGCTGGTCGAAGTTGCCAAGCAGCGCATGGGCAGGGTGAGAACTGTTGCTGCGATCTTTGATCCGTCGCGGATGAGATTTTACACACCAGCAAGGGGGGACGCACGATGACCAGACCCAACTGCCCGACGGAAGAGCAGGAGCAGCGCATGGTGATGCAATGGGCCTCCATGGCCGAGGGGAAGCACCCGGAGCTGCGCATGCTGCACCACATCCCCAACGGAGGGGCCAGAAGCGCCCGAACGGGGGCCATGCTGAAGGCTCAGGGCGTAAAGAAAGGGGTGCCTGACCTGTGCCTGCCAGTGCCATGCGGCGGTTACCACGGGCTGTATATCGAGCTCAAGCGCGTCAGCGGCGGGCACGTCAGCGCCGAGCAGGCCGAAATGCTGAACGCCCTTGCGGCCTACGGCTACAAGGCGCGAATCTGCCGGGGAGCCGAAGAAGCGATTAACACCATCAGGGACTATTTGCGAGAGTAAGAAAGGCAATGAGCCACCACTACTATCAGCCGGGGCGGAAGCAAAAGCGTCCCTGTAAGACCTGCCTGTGGCACTGGCCGGAAGTCCACGGCGGCGAGGGCTACCGCTGCTACAATATTCGCAGCGCGTACTACCGGGAGAAATCCAGCGCCGGGTGCACCGACTACGAGACCCGGGTGAGTCAGACTGAACCAGATGAAGATCAAGAAATTCTGCTGGGGTGATCAGATATCCAGACCCTGCTATGGCAGAAATACCAAAGGAACGGCCAAACCGGCCGAGTGAAATACGGGAGGGAAGACCATGAACCGCGCACAAAGGAGAGCCGCCAAGAAGCAGCAGCCGAAATGGCAGCGCATGACCCACGACCAGAAACTTGCCGCGCTGGTGAAGAACGGCATCACGCAAAAGGACTTGGACAGCGCCTACGAGGGCGGGCGCACCGCCGGGATCAACGGCACCTATCAGATATGCTTCGCCGCCGTGTGTTTGGCCCTGAACGACATCCACGGCTTCGGCGGGAAGCGCTGCCACCGGGTGCTGGAAAAAATGCAGCGGTATATCGTGGACTGCTTTACCAGCGCCGATGCCGTGCAGGCCGTGTATAAGCGCATGGGGCTGAAATTGGACTTTGGAGACCCGCTGAACTGGATCGAATTGGAGGATGATGAGTGATGGGTGATCTGATCGACCGGGACACCTTGGGTGTTGGCCCGGCAAATCCAGAAGTATTCAAAAATACTGCTTATGCGGACGGATGGAACGCTCTGCTGCGAATTATCAACCAAGCTCCCGCCGTGGACGCTGCGCCGGTGGTGCATGGCAAGTGGAAACCAGACCCGTATTGTTACCATGTTTTCCATTGCTCTGTATGCGACAGCCCTTTTTGGGCGATGAGAGCATATTGCCCCCACTGCGGCGCGAAGATGGACGGGGAGGGGGATGCTAAATGATCTGCAAACCAATCTTGTTTAACACCGATATGGTACAGGCCATTCTGGCGGGCCAGAAAACGCAGACGCGGCGGGTGATAAAGCCGCAGCCCACAAACCCAAGATGGAACAATATTGGTTGGCTCGGTTGGGATGACGGACATGGCTACAGAATGAAGCCTCCTTGCGAAGATGGCGATATTCTCTGGGTTCGCGAAACGTGGAGTACCACGGACAAGTGCGGTCTTTACCCGAACTGGCCCATCGACGGAATCCACTATATGTACAAAGCGGACGACCCAGATTGCAGTGCGGCAAAAAAATCCAGATGGTATCCTTCCATCCATATGCCGAAACAAGCCGCCAGAATCTTCTTGCGGGTGAAGGAAGTGCGAGTTGACTGGCTGCAAGCCATGGACGAAGAAGCGGCTATTGCAGAGGGCTTCGCTGATTCCACTGCCGGCACAGATTCCCCACTCACACGTTTCGCGGAGCTTTGGGACAAAACGATCAAGCGCGAAGATTTGCGCGAATTCGGCTGGCACGCCAATCCCTGGGTCTGGGCCGTCGAGTTTGAACGCTGCGAAAAGCCGGAAGGATGGGATAAAAAATGACCGAAACGCCGAAGTGCCCCTATTGCGGGGCGGAGACCCGTCTCAACGAAAACAATGAAGGAATCTACTGGTACGAATGCTGGGAATGTAACGCCACAGGTCCGACAGAAAAGACGCCGGTGGAAGCCTTTTCCGCCGCCCTCCACCGCGCCGAGGCGGAAATGAGGCCCCTGACGCTGGAAGAAATATGGGAAGCAGTTGATGACGAAGATTGGAATTTTGTGTGGCTGGAATACAATTTGAGTTCTTACACGCTGCAAATTATTCCACAGCATAGGTCTAAGACATACTTCTATTTTCTTATCCCCGGTGTGGACGAAGGGGGAAGGAAAGAACCTATTGTGGAAATCAACAAAGAATGGCGCTGCTGGCCCCGGAATCCTACCCCGGAGCAGATGGCGGCGGCAGAATGGGAGGAACCCACATGACCCCAAAACGCCTTTCCGCCCTGCTTGTGCTGGCGCTGGCCACTATCGCCATGACCGTGTGCGCGGGGCTGGCTGCCGGGGTAAGCATGTGGCCGTGGATCGTCGGCTATTGGGCGGTGCTGACAATCAAAAACATCGTGGATTGGATTGGAGCGAGAAAGAATGAGTAAGATCGAGATCATCCGCAGGCCGACGGAAGAAGACTGGGCCCGCTGCTACCGGCTGGCGCTGGGGACGGAGGGGAAGGGGACGGAAAAAGTCCCCACCCCTGCGTGGATGGAAAAAATCTTGAAGGCGGAGCATTCCCCCATCCGAACCCTGATGTGGACGGTTCGGATGTATGACGTGCCCTACTGTGTGGTCATGCATCTGGTGCGGCATAAATATGGCGTGGAATGGTACGTTCAGAGCCAGCGAAACGACCGGCAGAACAAATACGACCGCAACAAGGCCCGGCAGGACGCGCCGGTGATGCTGACCATGGATGCGAACGCGCAGGCCCTTATCAATATCAGCCGAAAGCGGCTGTGCTATAAGGCGGCGACGGAGACCCGGCAGCTATGGACGGCGGTCTGCAATGCCATCATCGGGCTAAACCCGGAAATGCTGCGGGTGCTGGTGCCGGACTGCGTGTACCGCGGGAAATGCCGCGAAATGCAGCCCTGCGGGGAACGAGACGGGAGGTAAAATATGATCGAGACCGCGAAGCTGATACAAAAGCCAGAAAACCCGGCGAAGAAATGGCTGCTCGGATACCCGGAAATGCTGGAGCGCCGGGAGCGGCTTGCCCGGCACATGGAGCGTTATTATGCGTCCGCTACATCCTGCACGGCGAAACTGAAGCCCGTCAGCGTTTCCGGCAGCCCGGCGGCCTATGACCGCATGGCCGAGGCCGTCGTGAACAATGTGGACGCGCAGCGCAGCTTCGTGGCGGAGATCGCCCGCATCGACCGCAAGGCGGCGCAGGTGCTGAGCGCCATCGGCCAGCTGACCGACGAGCGGCAGAAGCTCATCCTGACTATGCGCTACATCGAGGGCGCGGAGTGGCCGGAGATCATCGAGCATTTCCAGCGGCAGGAGGATCGGCAGAGCCGCTGGGTGTTCATCCAGCATGGCCGGGCGCTTGGCATTATCAGAAGGTGGATGGAGGAGAATGACATTGGATAAGTATAAGATCGACATTTTGGGCACCGAATACACCCTGACACTATGCAACAAAAGTGAAGACAAGCGATTGAAGGATTGCGACGGGCTATGCGATAACTCCATCAAGGAGATCGTCGTGAACGACTACGGCGACGCGGGAGACGATCCGTTAAACAAAGGCGATCTGTATTGGCAAATGAACAAGAACATGCGCCACGAGGTCATCCATGCCTTTTTGTATGAATCCGGCTTGGCGGAAAACAGCGATTGGGCACAGAACGAGGAAATGATCGATTTCTTCGCCATGCAGCTCCCAAAGATCATAAAGGCCATGAACAGCGAGCTGGCTTCCGTGCAGTAAAATGCAGTTGAAAAACAAAAATAAATACAATATAATGACAATGCAAATTGAATAGCACACGGAAAAGGGAGTTGGCCTCGGCCCGCTCCCTTTTTGCGTGGGAGGCGTTTTAAGGAGCGGCGCTTACCTCCGGCGCGGGAAGATGGGGAGTGGTTGCCCCCATGTTTTGCGCTGTGGCGGGGCGGCGCAGTTTTTCAGGAGGTGAAAGCATGGCATTCCGGCGTTTGACTGAAAATCTCGAACATCTTTTGCCGCAGTTCGCGGATGTGGTGGGGAAATACGACATCCCCGTGATCGATCCTGTGGAGCTTCCGTTTTTGGATGAATGGATTCCGTTCAACGATCTGAGCAAGCCATTTACCAAAAGTCAGGGCGTACACATGTTCGTGGACGATTATCGGATGGTCAGATGCTGGAATAACCCTTCCCGCTATCTAGAAGCCTTTCAATGTGCAAGCGCCGTTTTGACCCCTGACTACAGCCTATACACCGATACCCCGACCGCCCTGAATCTGTACAACCATTACCGTAAGCATTGGCTTGGGCAGTATTGGCAGAAAAATGGGATCAAGGTGATCCCGACGATCTGCTGGGCGGACGAAAAAAGCTATGAATGGTGCTTTGATGGGGAACCGGCAAAGAGCGTGGTAGCGGTAAGCAGCGTTGGGACGCAGAAGGAGCCCGACGCAAAACGCCTGTTTGTGAATGGCTATGATGCCATGCTGGAGCGCTTGCAGCCGGAAACGATCTTGTTTTGGGGCCATATCCCGGCGGAGTGCCGGGGGAACATCTGCCCGGTGGAAACCTTTTACCGGCGGTTTGAAAAAGCGAGGGAGGGAAAGAACCATGCGGAGGCTTGAACTACAGTTTTTCGGCGGCAGAGGCAGTTCCATTGGCGCTGGCGGCGGTTCGAAGGGGATCGCCAAGGGCGGCGCAAAGGGAAGGATCGAAATCACCTATCAGGGGAAACAACTTGGCTCCGAAACCTTCACCACCTTTTCCGGCGGCAAGGGTGCCGTCTCCGATTTTGCTGTCGGTTATTCGAATGAGATCAACAAGGGCGGTTATGACGTTGTTTACAACGTTGGTTTTAGCCCGTCTCGAAATGACGTCTATTTTAACAGCAACAAAGCGTCTTGGGATTATGGGAAAAAGAACAACACTGCACCCGGCTCCCTTGCGATTGGGATCAAGCTGAACGACCCGAGCGGCGTGTCTGAAAAACAGATCGCGTATGCCAAAAGCAAGCTTGCTGATCGTGTCAGGTCTGCGACGGGGAATATGGTTAACGGAATTGCAGCACAAAAAACGACGATGCAAAGCCTTTCCGACCAGTTGAGAAGCATGCCTGCAATGACGGCAAGGGAAATCTTAGACCGGGTGAATCGGTATACCCGGTAACAATTTGGAGGCGTAACTATGGAGGTATTGCAAAGACCCATCCGGGAAATCACCCCGTATGAGAACAACCCCCGGAACAACGACAGCGCCGTGGATGCGGTGGCCGCCAGCATCCGGGAATTTGGCTGGCAGAAGCCGATTGTCGTAGACAAGGACGGCGTGATTATCGCCGGGCATACCCGATACAAGGCGGCCAAGAAACTCAAATTGAAGGAAGTCCCCGTCGTGGTGGCGGATAACCTCACCGAGGAGCAGATCAAGGCCTACCGGCTGGCCGACAACAAGTCCGGCGAGCTGGCCGACTGGGATTTCTCCGCCTTGGAAGAGGAACTGGCCGGGATCGCTGAAATTGATATGAGCCAGTTTGGTTTTGATAGCCTCGACGATATCAAGGATAAGGCGGAATGGGAGCAGGGAGCGAAAGGCATAAGCCTCTCCGATAAGTATCTTTTCCCGCCCTTCTCCGTCTTAGACGGGCGCAACGGGAAATGGCTTGACCGCAAGAAACAATGGCACTATATCATAGGCGCGGATAGCCGCAACGGGCGAGATCAGGGGCTTATCGGCGAAGGGATGCGAAGGCTTGGGAAACTGACCGGCTCATCTCTCACCGGCACAAGCGAGTTTGACCCCGTCCTTTGCGAAACCCTGATTCGATGGTTCTGCCCGCCCGGCGGTAAAATCATCGACCCATTCTCCGGCGGAAACGTCCGTGGTATCGTCTCTATGTTCCTAGGAGCCACCTATCACGGCGTTGATATCCGGCAGGAGCAAATAACCGAGAACTACGATTCCCTCGAGACCGTCCGCAATGAGGGCAATGAAACCATAACCCCTCGATGGTACTGCGGGGATAGCGCGGAAATAAATACGATCCTCGGCGACGAAGCCCCCTTCGACTTCTTCCTCATGTGCCCGCCCTACGGGGACTTGGAGAAGTACAGCGACGACCCGAACGATCTATCCAATATGCCGTATGGCGGCTTCATTCGATCTTACCGGGATATCATATCCAAGACCGTCTCCCTTCTGGCGGATAATGCCTTCTGCGCCGTCGTCGTCTCCGATATCCGGGATAAGAAGGGCATGTACCGGGGCTTTACCATGGCCAAGATTGAGGCATTTGAATCCTGCGGATGCCATTTTTACAATGACATCGTAAAGCTCGACCCCATCTCTACCGCCGCCATACGGGCCGACGGCCAGTTCTCCGCCGCCAGAAAGGTTGTGCGGACACATCAAAATGTCCTTGTATTCGTTAAAGGCGACCCGAGGAAAATCAAGCTAAACGAATACAATTTCGACTTCGACGGCTACGAAGAAACTTCGGAATAAATCGAATAAAACACTGGACATTCACGCGTTTCTCCCTTAAGCTTCAAGCATCATAAAGGAGGCGCGAAACAATGGATATCAACACCCTAGAAGAAACCGCCCGCAAGGCGAGAATCCTCTACAATCGAGGCGCTATCACCCGCGAGGAAGCGAAGGAAATGGTAAAGCCCTATGCCGAAGCCTTCAATCGGATAAGCGCCGAAATCGCCGCCAAGTACGGCAGGAAGCCCATGAAATTCTCCTTCGTATCTTTCATGAGGTGATAATATGATCAGAATAGAAGAAGAACGCGAAAAAATCCGGCGGGCGAAGGAAATCATCCGAACCACGAAAAGCCCGTACTTAAAACGCGATATGCAGAAATATGTTCGTAAAGCGGAGCGCCAAGTAAAACAGGCGCTCCTTTTTATGAGGGAGGGAAAGACATGCCCAGAGGCCAGCACCCCAACAGCCTCGCGAATTTGAAGAAAGGCCATCGTTTCAGCTCCGCTGACGGTTCCGCGAGGGAAAACGCAAAGAAAGCTTCCGCCGAGCGGCGGGGCATCGCGGAGGAAATGAAAGCCCTGCTGGATGAGCCCAACAAGGACGGAAGCACCCGCCGAAAGACCCTAGCGGCCAAGCTGGTGCTGAATATGGATAAATCCCCGGAGTGGTACAAGCTGGGTCTGAAGATGATCGGCGAGCTGCCGCCCGACCAGATCGACGTGAAGACCACGACCCTATCCGACGAGGCCAAGGCCGAACTCGACAAGCTGCTGGAGGAAACAAAGGGTGAGATACGGTGACCCGGGAAGAAGTCTGGAACATCTGGCGTTATCACCCGGCGGCGGTGGGGCGAATGGTGGGCTTCCGCGACCTGACCGACGATCTGCACGGGAAATGGATGCAGCACATCCTCTACGGCACGTCGGATTATACGCTTCAGGCCCACCGCCTGAGCTATAAATCCTCCTGCCTTTCCGTGGCGCTGGCCATGTGGTGCGTGCTGCACCACGGCGAGAACGCCCTGTTCATGAGAAAAACCGACGCGGACACTGTGGAGAGCATCGCACAGGCCAAGAAGGTGTTTGACAACGAGGGCTTTCGGTATATGGCGGCCCTGCTCCTGCGGACGAACGTGGAGCTGGTGAAGTCCACCGCCAACAGCCTGACCGTGAATGTGTACGACAGCCCCCGAGGGGCCGAACAGCTCCTTGGCTGCGGCTGCGGCGGCAGCATGACCGGCAAGCACGCGAACCTGATCGTCTGCGACGACGTTGTAAACCTCCAAGACCGCGTCAGCCGGGCCGAGCGGGAGCGTACAAAGGCCGTCGTACAGGAGCTGCGGAATATCGTCACCCGCGACGGGCGCATCGTGTTCATCGGCACCCCGTGGCACAAGGAAGACGCGTTCACGCTGGTGGCCGAGCCGGAGCGGCACGACTGCTACACCACCGGCCTCATCTCCCCGGGAAAGCTGGCCGAGCTGAAAGCCAGCATGTCCCCGTCCCTGTTTGCGGCAAACTACGAGCTGCGGCATATCGCCGCCGAAAATGCCTTGTTTGACATCCAGCCGGGGCGCACCGACAACCCCGCCCTCCTGCGGGATGGAATCGCCCACATCGACGCGGCCTACGGCGGCGAGGACTATACCGCCTTGACCTGCGCCAAGCGCCGGGGCGATACCCTGTATCTGTATGGCCGCCTGTGGCGTGCTCATGTGGACACCGTCTTGGACGCGGCCCTTACCGAGTGCCAGAGGCTCCAATGCGCCCCGGTGTACTGCGAGAGCAACGGCGACAAGGGCTATCTGGGCAAGGAGATACGCAACCGGGGCCAAGAGGCCCGCATCTATGCCGAGTATCAGAACAAGTACCTGAAAATCTCCACCTATCTGCGGAAATGGTGGAGGAATATCGTGTTTCTGGATGGCACCGACCGGGCGTATATCGCCCAGATCATGGACTACACCGAGGACGCGGAGCATGACGACGCGCCGGACAGCGCCGCCGTGGCCTGCCGACTGCTGGATAAAGACCGCCGCAGCCTATTAGGAGAGTGAAGCAATGTTTACCGAATACACCTATCAAGACTGGCAGAAAATGGGCGGCGGAGCGGAGAGCGCCCGGAAGATCGTGGAGAGCTACCGAGCGTCCGACTTTTTCCACCGGGCGCTGGACGCGAACCGCTATTTCGCGGGCTGGAACCCCACCCTTGACGACAAGTACCTGCTCAAAGTCCAGACCCGGGAGCAAAAGGACGCAGACGGCCTGACCCGCAAGGTGGCCGACACCGTCCGCGTGGTGGGCAACCGCGTGTCCTCGGCGTTCCTGCGGCGGTTCGTCTGCCAGCAGAACCAGTTTTTGCTTGGCAATGGCGTGACCCTAGAGGACGCGGCCCTGAAGGAGCGGCTGGGCCGGGGCTTTGATGTGAAATTGCAGCAGATCGGCGAGGCGGCGTTACTGCATGGCGTGTCCTACGGCTACTGGAACCTCGACCATCTGGAGCCCATCAGCGCGGCCCGTGACCTGCTGTCCGGCTGCGTTGGGCTGCTGGATGAGCTCACCGGCATGGTGGGCGCGGCTATCCAGTTCTGGCAGCTGTCCGGCGAGCGACCCTTGTATATGCGCGTTTTTGAGCCCGACGGCGTGACCGTCTACCGCGCCAAGGACGGAAAGTACGACGAAGAGCAGCCCAAGCGGGCCTATAAGCAGCTCGTCCGTCGGGACGCGCTGGGGGAAGTGGTCGTGGGAGGCGAGGGCTATTCCGGCCTGCCGGTGGTGCCCCTGTATGCCAACGACGAGCACGAGAGCGAACTGACCCCCTCCATTCGGGCGAAGATCGACCTGTACGACAAGATCACCTCGGATTTTGGGGACAACCTAGACCGTGCGAATGACGTGTATTGGGTGCTGAACAACTTCGGCGGCAGCACCGATCAGGCCTTGCAGGTCATCCAAGAGATACAGGAGCTCAAAGTCGCCATGAGCGTGTCCGACGGCGCGGGGAGCTCCAGCGCGGAGCCGCGAACCATCGAGGTGCCCTTCCAAGCCCGGCAGACGGCGCTGACGCTATTGGAACGGGCGCTGTATCAGGACTATATGGCGCTCTCCATGAGCGAGCTGACCGGCGGCAGCCTGACCAACGTAGCCATCCAAGCGGCCATGACCAACCTCAACCTCAAGTGCGACCACTACGAGTGGCAGTGCTTCGCGTTCGTTCAGCAGGTGCTGGCCCTGCTGGGGGTGGAGACGGAGGAAATCAGCTTCCAGCGGCAGCAGATCACCAACAAGTCGGAGACCGTGGACGACATCTACACCATGCGCTCCGATATCGATCAGGAGACCGCCCTCAAGCTGAACCCCTATATCAGTCAGGACGACATCCCCGGAATCATGGAGGCATTGGAAGCGGAGCGCGTCAGCGGCCTTCCGTCGCTGGATGCCCTCCAGACGGCCATAGACGGTCAGCAGCTGGCCGGGAATGAGAACCCTGACAGACAGGAGGGGTAAACCTTGGACAAGGCTTTACGGGCCTCTGACGAGCTGGAAAAGGCACTCGTAATGCGTATCGAACACGAGTACGGCAAAGAGACCCTGAAAGCTATCGGGGACTTGAAGGGGTTTTTCCGGGACGTGGAGGCGCTGGAACGGAAGGAGCCGCCCGTGTGGATGGACGAAGCGGCGCAGAAGCGCTGGAAACGCCGGGAGCTGGACGCGCTGGTGCAGAAGCACCGGGTGGAAAACCGGGTCATGAAGGCGATACGCACCGCCGGGGCCATTGCCGCCCCGCTGATCTGGTATTTTTTGGCGCGTGTGTACGGGGAAAACGCCAGCCAGACCGTGGAAGAGGCGCAGAAAGCGCAGGTGCGGCAGGGTCTGGCACAAAACGCCATGCCTGAGCAGGTGAACACGGTACAAAGTGCCACGCAGCAGCCGCCGCAGCAGAATTTTGTGCCACAAAAGCAGCGGGAGATTGAAATCCTGCTCCATGACCAGCAGCCGCCCTTTAGCAAGATCGCCTTTGACAATCTGGAACAGGCCCCGGCGCTGGAGCGGCGGCTACGGGCCGAGATGCGGCAGGCCATCATTAATGGGGAAGGGCAGGACAAGATCCGCCAGCGCATCCAGCGGGTGATGCAGAACGGGGCCTACAACGCCCGGAGGATCGCCCAGACGGAGCGCACGCGCATCCAGTCGCAGGCCCGGTGGGACGTGATGCGGAACGCGGCGGCGCAGGGCATCCTCATGGAAAAGCTGTGGATCGCCCGCATGAAGAACACCCGCGACAGCCACGCAGACCTGAACCGTCGCACCGCGAAAGTGGACGAACCCTTTACAACCATCTGGGGCAATGAACTGATGTACCCCGGAGACCCAAACGCCCCGGCGCGGGAGGTCATCAACTGCCACTGTGTTCTGCGGCCTGTCCTTGGCGATAAAACATTGAAAGGAGACCGGAAAAATGCTATAATGAACGTAGGTGGAGGTGATCTTACGAATGAAATTGCAACCGAAATTGACGATTTGACTCCTTGCCTCCGAAGGGTTTCGGATGGTCAAATTGTTGAAACAACGCTTGAGAAAATTCATCCGAAAAAGTCCAATTTTAATGAATGGGAATTTGATTGGACAATTCCAGAAAAAGAAGGATATTCTGTTTTTGCCTTATATGCAAATGGCGATAAAAACGTTCAAGGGCTACTTGCAACAAGAATAGAAAAAGGATACGTCGATCTAGCTCTTGTGGAAGCCTCCCCTGAAAACAGTCCGCACAATCCACATTTCCCGGGAAAGAAGAAATATGAGGGCGTTGGAGGACATCTGTTTGCAGAAGCATGCAAACAAAGTGTTGAATCAGGGAATGATGGATATGTCGCCTTTACAGCAAAAACTAGTCTGATAAATCATTATCAGAATGTATTGGGCGCGACCGTTATTTATGGTCAAAGGATGCAGATAGACGAAGAAGCCGCTTCTGTGCTCATCAAAAAATATTTTGGGAGGTAAGCAATATGAAGGAATATGATGTGGATTATCTTCCCGTAGAAATGCCCAAAAAGGGGGAACCTAAATACGACCTGAGGGCAATCAATGAATATTGCAAGGCGCATAACATTGATCTCAAAAAGGGAAACGGTCTCCCAAAAGAGATTGTTGACAGGTTTGTAATCGGGCAATATTAAAATGATAATGGAATCTGCCATTTAAACCGCCAAGTCAAAAGACAAGGCGGTTTTTTAATGCCCAGAAAGGAGAAATGACCATGACGGCGACCTACAGGATACAGATCAACATTGGCGCTGTGACCGGGCAGATCGAGCAGAACCGCCATGCCGCGCTGGAGGCGGCGGCGCTGGATTCCGTGGGCCGCATCGTGGAGCAGATGGCCGACGGGTACGACCACCCGGTATATGACACCGGCACCCTGATGGGCGACGTGCAATATGACTTTGAGAACGAACAGACCGTAGCCGTTGGGAATACCAAGGATTACGCGGTATACGTCCACGAGGGGCACAACGGCCACGCGGTGTATCTGGGCGACGGCATCGGTTTTCGCGTGATGCCCGGCGGGCACACGGCGGGGCGGCCCTATATCCGGGACGCGATCATGGGGTCGCAGGAAGAAATCAAGGCCACGCTGGAGGAATATTTGCAGAGAGGATTCAACGCCTAGCGTTATTTAATGCGACGATTCGCAGAAAAACTCACAAAAACGTGAACTTAATCACCTTATTTTGGCAATCACAGCCGGGACGAAGTACCGCCCCGGCTGTTTGCATATAAACATTCGCGGGCGAAGCACCGCCCCCAAAGAAAAGGAGAATGTGTCATGGCACTATGGTTAGATATCGCTGGATATGAGGGAGTGTATCAAGTCAGCGATGAAGGAGACGTTAAATCATTTCACGCGCGGGACAGGAATGGACGCATTCTAAAGCCCGGGAAGCGAGGACGAGGAAAATCGAAATATGCTTTTGTAATCTTGACAGATGGGGAAAGCAAAAAACATTTTTCGGTTCATCGGCTCGTAGCAACAGCATTTCTTGACAATCCAAACGCATTAACGGAAGTAAACCATAAAGATCAAAACACGATGAACAATCATGTTGAAAATCTAGAATGGTGCGACCACCAATACAACATTGAATATAGCAATGGTAAAAAAGTTGGCCAGTATGTTGGCAATGAAAAGGTTGCCGAATACAAAAGTGCTGTCTACGCATCAAAAATGACCGGAATCGGACGAACGGCTATAAATAATGCTTTGGTTGGGCTGTCGCATAGCGCTGGCGGATATGTCTGGAAGTACGAATAATAGAAAGGTGGAATGACTTACGGCTCTTACAAGAAAATTTTTGAAGGCCCTCGGCATCGAGGAAGACAAGATCGAGGAGATCATCACGGCCCACGGCGAGACCGTCGCCGCGCTGAAGGACGAGATCGACAAGGCGGAGCAGAGCGCGAAAGATTCTGCCGCCGCCGCTCAGGAGCGCGACAAGCTCCAAAAGCGCGTGGAAGCGCTGGAAAAGACCAGCGGAGACGCGGCCAAGGTACAGGCAGAGTACGACGCATACAGGCAGCAGGTAGAGACCGACAAGGCCAACGCGGGCAAGAAGGCGCTCATTAAAAAGGCGCTGGAAGATGCCCACGCCAACCCCGCCGCCATCGACCTGATGCTCGGCACCGTGAAGCTGGACGAGGTGGAGCTGGACGGCGAAGCCCTCAAGGACGCGGAAGCCGTCCTGAAGCCCATCCGGGAGGCCCATGCGGGCCTGTTTGGCACGGTGCAGAATCAGGGCACCCCGCCCCTGAATCCCCCCGGCGGTGACGGGAAAATGACCCGTGAGAGCTTCGAGAAGCTGCCCCTCTCCAAGCGCATGGAATACATCAATGCGCACCCGGAGCAACAGAAAGAACTGATCGACTAAATGAAAAGGAGAATGAAACATGGCTGTTTTTGACAACAAGATTTTTAATGCCGAGGTATTCGGCAAGTATGTGGATACAATCCCCCGCGTAAAGCAGAACGCCCTTCTGCGGGCCGGTGTCTTCCGCAGCCGCAGTGAACTGAAGACCATGCTGGCCGAGCAGACCGGCGGCAACTACATTACCCTGCCCATGTTTGGCCGTATCGGCGGCGATCCCGTCAACTACGACGGCGCGACGGACATCTCCCGCAGCAGCACCAAGAGCTACAGTCAGTCCATGGTGGTCGTGGGCCGTGCCAAGGGCTGGGAGGAGCTGGATTTCTCCACCGACGTAACCGGCCAGGATTTCCTTGAGAAGGCCGCTACCCAGATTTCCGAGTACTGGGATGATGTGGATCAGGGTATCCTGCTCTCCATCCTCAAGGGCATCTTCGGCGTGACCGCGGGCAGCTTTAACACCAAGAATACCTATGACGCGACCGGCAACACCGCTTCTGCAGGCAAGATGGCGGCGGACACCCTCAACAATGCCATCCAGCAGGCCGCCGGTGCGAACAAGAACATCTTTACCCTCGCCATCATGCACAGCGCCGTGGCGACCCACCTTGAGAATCTGCAGCTGCTGGAATATTTCAAGGCCACCGACGCGAACGGCCTGCAGCGTGACGTGGGCCTTGCCACTTGGAACGGCCGCACCGTCATGATCGACGACGATGTTCCTACCGAGGACGTGGCGGAAAGCAGCTCCGGCAAGGGCGACGGCTACACCAAGTACACCACCTACCTGCTGGGCCGGGGTGCTTTCGACTACTGCGACATCGGCGCGACCGTGCCCTACGAACCCGACCGCGACCCCGCCAGCAAGGGCGGCAAGAGCATGATCTACAGCCGCCAGCGGAAGCTGTGGGCCCCCTACGGTTTCAGTTTCACGAAGTCCAGCATGGCCAGCGCCAGCCCCACCAACGCCGATCTGGAAAAGGCCACGAACTGGACGTTGGTCAACGACGGCGCGTCCTCCAAGTCCTACATCGATACCAAGGCGATCCCGATTGCCCGTATCTACTCCAAGGGCTAAAGGAGGGACAGATATGGCGGTATCCATGGGCAGCGTCATGCGGCACTGCCGCAACTACTTTGAGGCGGGCAGCTACGACGGCGAGATCACCATCGAGGGCGGCCAGCTCATCACCCCGGCGCTGGCCCATGGCCGCTATATCGCCATTCGCGGCAGCGTCTGGAATGACGGGGTGCATCAGGTCGGCGACGCGCTGACCGACGAGGCATTCACCGGGCGGGTGTGGGTGTTATCCCCGCCCGCCGCTTTCGTGGCGCTGGTGGAAGAGATCAGCGCCTACGACGACAAAAACCCCGTGGGAGCGCTGCAGTCGGAGAGCTTCGGCAGCTATTCCTACAGCCGGGGAAGCGCGGGCAGCGTGACCGGCGCGGCGGGCTGGCAGGGGGCCTTTGCCGGGCGGCTGAACGACTACCAGAGGCTGACGAGCGAGGTGATGGTCTGATGCTGATGGATTACTTCGAGCCCTTTGTCATGCAGGATTGGAAAAGCGTCCCGGACGGCTTTGGCGGTCTGACATGGGAGCTGAGCGACGGCGCGGAGTTTATGGCGGGCATCACCACCAACAGCTCCAACGAGGCCCAGATCGCCATGCAAAACGGTATGAAGACCATCTACACCATCGTCCACCCCATCACCCTGACGCTGGAAAAGGACGACCGCGTGAAGCGGAAGAAGGACGGGCGGATATACCGCATCACCTCCAACAGCGCCGATATGACCACCCCCGGCGTGGCGCAAGTGCAATACAGCCAAGTGACCGCGGAGGTGGTGGAGCCGTGACGGATTTTCATCAAGCCCTGCTGGCGTTCTGGCAGGGTTTTTCTGATGGGGATAAGCCCCTTCCGGCGTATCTCTCCGGCCATGTGCCGTCGAATACCCCATTCCCCTACATCACCTTCGAGGTGGTGGAGGGCGCTCCCTTTGGACGCACCGTACTGACCGCCTACGGCTGGTTCAGAGCCGTCAGCGGATACAACGTCAACAGCCATGCCGCAGCCTTTGCCGACGCGGTGAAAGCGGCTATTCCGCCGCAGGGAAAGCGGATAAAGGCCGGGAGCGGCATGGTGATGCTATTCCCCAATGACGCGGGCTTTATCAGCTATCAGACCGACCAGACGGACAAGGACGTGGTCGGGGCTCGCGTTTCCTACGAAATCCATTTTTATGAATAAAGGAGCTGAAAAAACATGATTACGGGTTTGAGATCGGCGACCTTTGAAAAGCTCCAGCTGAACGCCGGAGTTTTTTTGAAGAATTTTGCCTATTCTACCGCCACTGATTCCGGCAAGCTGGAAGAACTGGTGCTGGCCGCTCTGGAAACGGGCACCGGCGTTCTGGGCGCCACCCGGGGCGGCGGAACGTTCGAATGCACTCCTGAAATCCGCAACATCGAGGCGGACGGGATGCGCTACCAGTTCAAGGGTTCCACCGTGAACGACCTTTGGACGATCAAACTCACCACGACCCTGCTGGAGATCACCCCGGACAACTTCGCCGACGCGCTGATGTGCGCCGACAAGACCGTCACCGGCAAGAAGACCACCCTGAAAGTACGCACCGATATCAAGGCGACGGACTACATCGAGAGCCTGTGCTGGATCGGCGACACCTCTAAGGGTATGGTGCTGATCGACCTGAAAAACGCCCTGAACCTGACCGGCGCGACGTTCACCTTTACCGACAAGGGCGAGGGGACGCTGCCCGTGGAGTTTCAGGCCCATCAGGCCGACTTGACCGACCAGAGCCACGCGCCCTTCGAGATCGTGTTCTTTGACGCGGCGGAAACGGTCTGACCCATTCGGGGCGCGGGGTCTCCCTGCGCCCCTGTTTTTGGAATAAAGGAGGAAAAATACCGTGAAGATATCTGAAATGAGCACCGAACAGGGCTTTGATGTGATGGAAAAGCTCGTTCCCTACGTGAACGAGATCGTCAGCGACGAGGAAGTGGGCAAGATCGCCGCCGCATACCGCGAAAGCCGCAACGCTTCGGACAGCATGGGGCAGCTCTTTCCCCTGATGGTGCAGAAGCACCGGGACGCGCTGTACGGCATGGTGGCCGTGACCAGCGGCAAGACCGTGGACGAGGTGCGAAAGCAGCCCCTTTCCAAGACGAAGGAGGGCTTCGACGCGGCGCTGTGCGATGATGTGTTCGATTTTTTTATCTTATTTCTGCGCATGGTTGTACGCGTGTGACCCACGCGCTTTTGTCCTATCGCCCCGGATGCCCCGCAAATCTTGCGGCGGTGCTGAACTACGAGCGGCGGCGGGAACTCAAAGAGGGCTATTTTGCCGCCGTGCTGCGCTCCATTGCCGGGAGCCTGATACAGGGCTACGAGTTGCCGCCCTATCATGAGTTTCTGCAGCGGTTGGACGGCAAGGCGGACACCCGCACCGGCGCGGAGATCATGGACGACCTGAAATCAAAGCTCCTGCGGCGCAGAAAGGAACGGGAACAATGACGTTATTTACCATTATGGCGGAGTTGGCCTTGGATGTATCCAAGTTCAACGCCTCCGCTAAAGCTGCGGCGCAGGCCGGGCAGGCGCTGGGGTCTGACGTGGCGAATGGGGCCGGGAAGGCCGCATCCGCGCTGGAGGATACCGGGAAAGCGGCGGAGAAGGCGAGCACTCAGGTGCTGAACCTTTCCACCGGCAGCGTGAAGGCCTTGAGTAAGCTGGAAAAGTCCATCATGGCCACAGAGGATATTCTTGGCGACCTGCCGGAGAATTTCGACGGCGTGGTCGATTCCGCCATGAACAATCTGAACGCCGTCCGGAAGAACGGCGGGCTGACACTGGACGAGATGAAAGAATCCATCAGCGGCATCAATGACGCGCTGGATGCGGTAGACCCCGGCACGAAATTGGACAGCCCGGAAGTCGCCAAGGCGACGGAAGCGCTGGAAAAGTACCGGGACGAGCTGCAAAAGATCGTGAAGGCAGCCGACAGCGCCGCCGAGAGCAACAAGAAAATGGGCGATGAGGCCGAAAAGGCTTCCAAAAAGAAAAAGAAAAGCGGCGGGAATGGACAGGAAAGCGGCCTGTTCGGCACGATCACCAAATCGCTGCTGACGAAAGAAGCGATTGTCCGTGCAGGGCGGGCTATCGTGAACTTTGGCAAGGAAAGCGTACAGGCCGCAGCAGAAATCAGTGATTTTGGGTCGGCGTACAAATCCGCTGTATCTGATTTTGACCAGAATATGACCCGAATGAAAGCCAGCATCGGGGAAAGGCTTCTGCCCATCATTATCAGTGTTACAAGCGCTTTGAACAATATGTTCCCAAAAGAAAGCGCTGCCGCACAATATCAGTCCTTTTTGGATGGGGTGCAGAAAAGCCTTGCGTCCAACCTTTTGACCCTTACGGCCCGCAAGCAGAATGTGGACGGCTATATTTCCCGGCTTGCTGAACTTGAAAAGAAAAGTCAATGGACGACGCAAGACAGCACAGAATGGAAGGCCAATATTGATGCGCTGCTTGAAGTCGCGCCGGAATTGAGCGCTTATATAGACCAACAGACCGGGAAAATCGAAGGCGGTACCACTGCACTAAAAGCCCACGCCGAAGCAGGGTATCAGGATGCAGAGGCACAGGCGAAAGCCGCCGCCATTACGCAGATCATGACCGACGCGACCAACAAGCAGGCCGATGCCATGATCGCGTATTGGGACTATAAAACACTTTATGATAAATGGCTTATTTCTGTTGATGAATTAAAAGCTGCGCAGGAAGAATTAAAAGGAATATCGCCTTTGAACGTTGCCGCTTACAATGCGGCATCAGATAAGGTGAATGAGCTATCGAAAAAAGAGCAAACTTTGAGCGCTTCTGCAGTCAGTGCGCAGCATTCCATGGAAGATGCCAATGCGGCGGCGGCGGAAGCGACGGCACGGGCGCAGGAGGGCGTTGACGCGATCAAGAGCGGCGACTATGGCCTGCAGCAGTTTGGCAGCACAGCCGAGGAGACCGGGGAGACGCTCGACAATATCGTAAGTCCGTCCTTGCAGACCTTCCGCGACAAGCTCAAGGAGCAGGAAAAGGCTCTGCACGACGCGCACAAGGCCTCCGAGGACTATGCAAAGGGCATCAAAGAAAAGGTCTTGAGCGCCCTTGACAGCGTGTACGATGGCTACAGCAAGGTAAGCCGCATTAGACCTACCAGTGCCAAGAGCCAGAACCAGAACGCGCAGGCGCAGATGAAGCAGCTGCAGGACTACATGGACGGACTGGAAAAGCTGCGGGAAATGGGCGTGGATGAAAACCTGATCGCCGAGCTGTCCGACGGTTCGCAGGCCAGCATGGGCCGTGTGGCGGGGCTGGCGAAGTCCAAGCAGAGCGACATCGAGACCTACGTAGCCACCCTGAAAGAGCTGCAGGAAATGAAAGACAGCGTCTCCGAGGCCACGGCGGACAATGTGCTGAAGATCGACCCGGCGTACCAGACCCTGCTGGACACCGAAAAACAGGCGCTGCAAGACCTGTACGACGCGGCCTTTGCCCTGCAGGACTTTGAGGGCGGCCCGACCATCACCGTTGACGATCAGGCTTCCTCGGTGCTGGAGGGCATCCAGAGCCGAATGAACGCCCTGACCGGCGGCACCATCACTATCAAGGTGACGCCGATCTCCGACACCACCATCCCGGACGGGAAATACCGCAACATTTCCAGCCGCGCTGTGGGCATCGACAGCGTGCCCTATGATGGTTTCCTCGCGTCGCTGCATGAGGGCGAGGCGATCCTGACCAAGGCGGAGAACCGGCAGCGGAAGAGCCGTGCAGGGGTCGGAGATCAGCCCATCAATCTGACGGTGAACGTGAACGGCAGCAGCAGACCATACGAGGTGGGGCAGGAAGTACGGAACGCCCTTGAAAATTTGAGGTGGTTCGGATGAATTACAGCCTGAAATATGAAAACGACATCGGAAGCGTGTATTTTTCCGTCGCCTCCGGCTTTGTGGTGGAACAGGCCACCTCCTACGGAGCGCAGAATGTGGATTTTGACACCACCCGCTCTAATCGGGAGATTGGCGAGACATTGCAGCACCAGAGCGTCAGCCCGAAGACGCTGACCATCCGGGGGACGCTGCTGGGCGATTGCGCCGCCGCCAGAGACCAGATGAATCATGTTCTGGCCCCGTTGGCGAAAGGGCGGTTGATCTACAACAACACCAGCTCGATGGAGGTCTATGTGAAGACATCCCCGGACATCGAGCGATATTCGGCCAACGCCCGGTTTTCCGTGAGTTTCTATGCTCCCTTTCCCTATTGGGTAGAAAAGGACAAAGTCAATCAAGTTTTGGTTGGCTATGAACCGCAGTTCATGTTCCCGTGGAACATTTCCGACCCCAACCCCTTCTACATGTCCAAATTGGCGCAGGTGGGCTATGTGACCGTCAACAACGAGGGCGAAGCGCCCGTTGGATGGACGGTGAATTTCCTCGCCCTGCTGGAAGCGAAGAGCCCCTATGTGAAGAACATCGTGACCGGCGAAATGGTGCGGGTGATGCGGACGATGGCCGCCGGGGAGCAGGTGACCATCAGCAATGAAGGCGAAGAGCTGTCCGTGACCCTGACGGCGACGGACGGCACCGAGAGCGACGGGTTCCAGTATCTGGATATCGCGTCTGTGCCATTCAAATTGCAGCCCGGCCAGAACCATATCAAGACCGACGCGGATCAGGGCGGTGACACGCTGCGGGCCTCCATCAGCTTCCGCCCGGCGTATGCGGGGGTGTAGCGGATGATCTTGCATGTGTTTGATTCGGACTTTGTCTATCGCGGCCAGATCGAAAACTGGATCACCTTGACATGGACGGAACAGTACACGGACAAGGGCGGGTTTACGCTGGAAGTGTACGACACCGACAAATACGCTGGGCTGCTTCGGCGCGGCTGGTATCTATACCGGGCCGACCGCCCCGCCGCCATGCTTATCATCAGCGTGAAGCGGGACACCGAGCAGAACACCATCACGGCGGGCGGGTACACGGCCTTGCACCTGCTGACATGGCGGACGATAGCTCACGCGTACAGCGTGACCAACGTGGAAAGCGCCGTGTATGGCATGATAAACGCCGAGCTGCGCTGGCTCAACGTCACCACCGCCGCCGTGAAGGGGCTGACGGCGGAGTACGAATGCGAGATCGAAGGAGAAGACCTGCTGGAAGCGGCGGAGGAAGTGCTGGGGCAGACGGAATACGGCATCAGGGCGAACTTCGACCGGGCGAACAAGACCAACGTGATCGAGGTCTACGAAGGGGCCGACCGCACGTACAAGGACGGCGTGGGCGGCGTGGTTTTTTCTCAAGAATATGGGAATCTGAAACAGCTGACCGTCAGCGAGGACGACGACGTATACAAGAACGTGGCGCTGGTGACCGGCGCGGCCAACAACGACCCGCGCACCGTGTATTACGAGTATGTCTCCCCGGAGGCTATCGCGATGGGAGCGGCCCAGCGGCGGGAGCTGCTGGTGACGGGCGAGGATCAGGGCGAGGACGAGACCAACCCCGATTGGCAGAAACGGCAGAAGCAGATCGGCATCAAGGCCCTGCAGGAGCATAAAAACGCCCTGTGCTTTGAATGCGAGCTATCGGCGAATGAGTTCGGTCACCGCTGCGATTTGGGCGATAAGGTGACGTGTAAAAGCCAGCGCTACGGCCTGCGCTTTGATGCGCGGATCACGGAATACCAATACGAGAACCGGCAGGGGGTGGAGACGATCAAAGTAGTGATCGGCGACAAGCCCTTGAACTATGTGAAGGGAGAGATCGTAAAAAATGGCTGAAAAGAGTTTTCCCCTTGAAAACACGGCCTACACGGCGGAGGACGCGCAGCTGTGGTTTGCGACGCGCACCAGCGGCGTGTACACCAACGGCCATCTGGCCGTGACGGCGAACGGCACTATGAACGTCACGCTGGGGGCTGGCGTTGCGTGGCTCCACTATAACGACTATGCCGGGTGCGTGTATGCCAACACGGCGGGCAAGGCCCTGACGGTGACGCTGGCGGATGCGCAGTACAAGCGCATCGACCGGGTGTGCATCCGGCTGGAAATGCTGAACAACAAATGCTACGCCTACATCAAAAAGGGCACGGCGGCGGCTTCTCCGTCTGCTCCTGCCCTGCAGCGGGACAGCGTGGCCTATGAGATCAGTCTGGCACAGATCACCGTGGCGGCGGGCGCGACGGCCATCAACGCGGGCAATATCACCGACGAGCGCCTGAACGAGAGCGTCTGCGGCCTGATGCGGGACGGTGTAACGGGCATTGACACCAGCGTGATGCAGAGCCAGTTCAGCAGCGCCTTGAACAGCGCCTTGGGGGACATCGACAGCGCCTTGAGCGACGCACAGACGCAGGTCAACGCCACCCTGACCAGCGCCCAGACCCAGACCGCCTCCCTGATCGCAGAATTGGAAGCGAACATCCAGACGGTGTATGACACCGTGGAAAAGGTGAACCTGCTGGAATTTACCGGCACGTTGTCGGCCTCCGGCTGGTCGAGCAGTTCCCCCTATACGCAGGACGTGACCGCCACAGGGCTTTTGGGCAGCGATACGCCGTTTGTGGACATCAACATGGCCGCCGTCACCGACATTGCGGATATGCAGGCGCTATCCGACGTGTGGGTGAGCCTGTTCAAAGCCACGGCGGGGGCAAACAAGGTGACGGTGGTTTTCGGCTCCAAGCCGGAGATCGACATCCCGATCAAAATTAAGGTGGTGAGATAATGGGCGACTGTTATATCGTGCGCCGCGCGGGCGAGGCCAAGAAGCTGCCGGTGCTGAACGCCAGCTACCCGGCTGATCTGACCATCTGGGCGGGAGAAACGGCGACTTTTCAGGTGCAGATCGCCACGGACGGCGTACCGGCGGAATACACCTACAAGTGGTACAAAAACGGGAACCTCATCACCAACGCGACGGCGGCAGTGCTGAACCTGACGGGCCTGACCACGGCCACCACTGCGACCATCTATTGCGTAGTGACCAACAAGGCCGGGGAGGTGACCAGCCGGGTGGCCACGCTGACGGTGAAGAACCCCAACATGACCTACACCTACACCGGCAGCCATGAGAAGATCGACGACGGAAGCGGCAACTGGCGCATCAAGTTCAAGAGCAGCGGCACGCTGAAATTTACCAATCTGGGCAAGTGGGACGGCAAGCTGGACGTATTCTGCGTGGGCGGCGGCAGCGCGGGCGGAAGCGGCAACTGGGACGCGGCCAACGGCTACGGCAAGGCGGGCAGCGGCGGCTACACCAAGACCCAGAAGAGCGTTCAGGCGGCGGTGAACACGGCCTACAGCATCGTGATCGGCGCGGGCGGACAAAGCGCCTTTGCGTCCGGCGGAAGCACCAGCGCCCTTGGCGTGACGGCGAACGGCGGCACGAAGCTGGGCGGCGGCAGCGGCGGCGGCGCCTACGGCAATACTC